TCAGACTCATTGAAGAAATCAGGCCGAAGTACGTCATTGCGGAAAACGTGCCGGGGCTCCTCGCCGCTGGCATTGAGACAGTCCTGCAGGAGCTGGCCGAGATCGGGTACGATGCGGAATGGGAAGTGCTTTCTGCATCCGCGGTCGGAGCTCCGCATCGTCGGGAACGGGTTTTCCTTGTTGCCTACCCCCACGGTCGTTGGGTTGACCCAGAGCATGGGATTTTATCTGCGCTTGTCGGAATCATGGGAAAAAGCTACGAACCTCGGTTCGTATCTGATTGGCTTGGAATACGGATTGACCGGACGAGCCGGGCGTCCGTCCGGGAGGCATTTGGTGGATGTGTCCTTCATCGAGTGGATGATGGGCATTCCAGAGGGATGGACAGACCCGAAAGCGTAAAACTTCTTCCCCGTGAGTTGGTGCCCGTATGGGTACGGAGACTGAAAGCCCTTGGAAATGCGATTATACCACACCAAGCGTATGCCGTAGCCTCGTGTATCCTTGAGGCTGAAGGGATGTCGGTTTTTCCCATCCCGCAAAAAAACAAAATAAAAAGTCCCTTCGCTGCCCTGTAGCGGAGGGCTTTTTCATAACAAAAAGGAGAGCAAATTAATGGCAGAAGGTTTTCTTCATGGCGTCGAAGTCATTGAGATAGACAATGGCCCTCGCCCAATCCGCACCGTCCGTTCCGGTGTCATCGGGCTGATCGGGACCGCGCCGGAAGCCGATGCATTGGCGTATCCGCTTGATACGCCGGTGCTCATTTCTGGTTCCCGCCGGGAAGCGGCAAAACTGGGGACGAAAGGCTCTTTGCCCGGCGCCATCGACGGCATTTTTGATCAGGTTGGCGCCGTGGTGGTTGTCGTACGTGTGGATGAGGGGAGTGGAGGCGGTGATGAACGGCTGAAGGCGACCCTGTCCAATGTGATCGGCGGCGTTGACCCGCAGACCGGGGCCTATCTCGGCGTACAGGTTTTTCGTGCCGCGAAGAGCATCGTCAAGGTTACGCCGAAAATCCTCATTGCGCCCGGCTTCACCCATCAGCGGCTGAAGAACGAACCGGCTCCTGTGGAAGGGGAGCAGACGCTGCGTTTTTCGACCGCTGAAAGCACCTTCCACCTGCTTGGGAAAACGCTTGAGGGCGTGGTGGTCACATCGACGGATGGAGCCACAACGTATCAGCTGACCTCGGATTATACGGTGGACGCGGCTGCCGGGGCGGTAACGCGAGTTTCTGATGGGGCTATCCCCGAAGACGGTGAAGTCAGGATCACCTATACGTACATGCCCGTCCCCGAGTCTCCGCTCTCGAATCCGGTGGTTGCAGAACTGAAAGGCATTGCGGAAAGCCTGCGCGCCGTCATCATTGCCGATGGACCGAACACCAACGACGCGGATGCGATCAGCTACCGCGAAGACTGG